GCCGTGCTGTCCAAGCTCCGTGCCAAGAAGGGCAAGTAGGCCCATGGATGTTGTCCGTGCCTATCTGCCGTGGCTTCTGTCTGCCATCACGATCTATATGACCGTGCTTGCCGGTAACAAGTCGCGGTATGCGTGGGCGATCGGCTTAGGTAACCAGGCGCTTTGGCTTATCTGGATATTCGCATCCGGTTCGTGGGGCTTGCTGCCCATGAATATAGCTCTCTGGGTGGTCTACACCCGCAATCATCTGAAATGGTCGGAAGCGAACAAGGCTCTCCAGTAGCGCCGCGCAAACGAGTGAGCCCGAAAGACCCACAGGCGAAAGCCGGTTGAAGCTCTTAGGTGCGGTCCGATCAGAAATCCCGACACGGCGGGTAACCGTGGCACGTACCGGCGCGTTACACCGGGCTACCCAACATGGTGAACCATGGCTGACGAAGAACTGGACCCCACGCAGGGGGCGCCGGAAGGCGAAACTGTGGTCAATCCGGGTGATGAAGCGCCTGCACCGGAGCAGGAGACCGAAATAGAGCAGCCCGAAGGCGAAGCGGAGCCGGAAATCCCGGAAGAACCCGAGAAGCCCGAAGAGCAGCCCAAGCCGGAGAAGAAGAAAACCCCGTGGGAACTTCGCCGGATCAACGAAGAGACCAACAAGCGCCGTGAGGCCGAGAGGCGCCTTGCCGAGGCTGAGGCCGAACTGAAGCGTCTGCGCACCCCCAAGCCTGCTTCTACGGAAGAGCCGGAGCATATCGATGTCGAGAGCATCCGGGCACAGGAGCGTGATCGCATCCGTCTGGAAGAAGCCGGCAAGATCGAGGCCGAGCGCTTCAATGCCGCCTGCAACCAAGTCTACGAAAAGGGCGTCGCTACATTCGGCTCGGACTTCGATAACGCCACGACCACGCTTAGCCAGGCTCTTGGCGACGAAATGCAGAAGCGTCCCGAGTTCCTGCAGGCAATAACCGAATTGGATAACGGCCATCAGGTCTATTACGAGCTGAGCCGCAATCCCGAAGAAGCCGAGCGCCTTCTGAGGATGCCTCCGGTCAAGATGGCACTGGAGATCGCCAAGATGAGCGCGAACGTTTCTAAGCCTGCCCCCAAGCCGATTTCGAAGGCTCCGGCACCCGTCGCTCCTGTCGGTGGCGCTGCCAAGCCATCCGTGCGGCTGGAGGACGATCTCCCGATGGACCAGTGGGCGGACAAGTACCTCCGCGATCTAGCGAAAAAGGTGTGACCATGAAGCTCGACGAGTTCAAAGCCTGGTTCGAAGGCTTCACAGAAGACATGGACGGCGCCCCCACCACCAAGCAGTGGAAGCGCATTAAGGAACGCGTTGCCGAGATCGACGGCGTGGCGATCAGCTACCCAGTCTATGTGGAACGCTACTGGCCATCTATGCGGCCTTGGTACACCTACCCATTGCGGGGTACGACTTCTGCGGGTTTCGTGACAGCGCCGCAACAATCAAGCGCAATGCAAGGCCAACTATACGGCGTCCAAGGCGTCACGGCTGGCGCAGCCCAACACCAGAATGGCCAGAGCAATTCCCTCCATGGCCAGTTTGATGGTGTTTCCGCCATGTATGCGGCCGGAAAAGCAGAGGCTCTAGCAGCCTAAGCAAGTCTGAACTGAGCGACCGGAAGCTATAGTCCGGGTTCCTCGCCTACCGGGGCGTTAAGCCGGGTTCATGTCCCGTCAATCGCGGTCACGGGCACCGCATCACCGGCAGTTTGAAAGGCTGCCTCCCCTCAGCATTTGCCCGAAAGGACCGCCCCAATGGCTGGTAACACGATCCTCACGATCGACATGATCACCCGCGCCGCTGTTTCGCTCTTCAAGAACAGCAATATGTTCATCAAGAATCTCAATACTCAGTACGACGATAACTTCGCCATCGACGGCGCGAAGATCGGCGACTCCCTGCGTATCCGTCTGCCGAACGACTTCACCGTCCGTCACGGCGCCGCGCTGTCCGCTCAGGACACTTCGGAAAAGTTCACTTCGCTGAAGCTCCAGACGCAGTCTGGTGTGGACGTTGCCTTCTCGACCGCAGAGCGCGCCCTGAAGATCGACGACTACTCCACCCGCGTTCTCATGCCCATGATGAACAACCTCGCTGGCGACATCGCGGCGGACATCATGAGCGGCGCTGATGGCGGCGTGTGCAACTACGTCTCGAACGTGGATGGCTCGAACAACGTCATCTCGCCGAACACTGCAACGATCCTCCAGGCCCAGGCGTCGCTCAATGACAACTCGGCCCCGATGCAGCCCGGCCGCAAGCTGGTCGAAGATCCGTGGACGGAAGCCAACGTCGTTGCGACCCTCTCCGGCCTGTTCAATCCCTCGCAGGCGATCTCGGAGCAGTATCGTTCTGGCCAGATGAAGAATGCCCTCGGGTTTGACTTCTTCATGGATCAGACGGTCATCAAGCACACGACCGGCTCCTATGACTCTGCGTCGGGCACCATCAGCAGCGCCGGACAGACCGGCTCCACGATCACCGTTGCGGCGATCACCGGCACGCTGAACAAGGGCGACATCATCACCATCGACGGTGTGTATGGCGTCAACTACGTGTTCAAGAAGACCACCGGCAAACTCCGCCAGTTCGTCGTCACGGCGAATGTGGCATCGGGCGCGACCTCGATCCCGATCTACCCGGCCATCGTTCCCCCGAATGCCGGCCAGACGGTGCAGTACCAGACGGTCACGGCTTCCCCGGCCAACTCGGCCGTCGTGCGTCTTGCCAGCAAGGCCTCGGAAACGTATCGCAAGAACCTTGCATACGCTCCCGAGGCCGTCACGCTGGCTACCGCCGATCTGGTGCTGCCGAAGGGCGTCCACGAGGCCGCCCGTCGCAACTACGACGGCATCTCGATGCGCATGATCACCGACTACGTGATCGGAACAGACCAGCTCGCGACACGCCTCGATGTGATCTACGGCTGGTTGTACGTCCGTCCCGAATGGCTCGTCGTGGTTGCAGACAAGATCTGATGACGGAACGGGGCGGCTTTCGGGTCGCCCCTTTTCCACATGCGCTATCCCCTCCTTCGCTATCACAGTCTGACCGGACAACAGCGGCTCGTCCTGAGTGCTGAGGAAGAGGCAGAGCTAGGCCCCGAATGGGGTAATGCTCAGACCGATGTCCGCTATCCCGCCAATCCCGCGCCGATCATTGAGGCGCGCAAATCCCCGCCCATCTTCTCAATCGAAATCCCGGAAGCCAAATGACATTCCAGATGTATCCCTTGGCGGTCTATTCGCCTGAAGGGCAGATGTTCATTGTCGAGAACGACGAGGAACGCGCTGCTCTTGTGGCTCAATGGGAAGTGGCGCCCGAAGCGGGCGATGCCGAGACGCCCGAAGAAATCGTCAGGCGCGGCCCAGGCAGACCTCGGAAAAATCCATGACCACAGCGCTGGACCTCATCACCGGAGCCATGGACGACGCCGGCATTATCGGTGTTGGCCAGACGCCTTTGGCTGAGGATACGAACAAGGCCCTGTCTCGTCTCAATGCGATGATCGCGCAGTGGTCGCGTCGTCGCTGGCTCGTCTACCATCTGATCGATATTGTTTTCACGGGCACAGGTGCGCTTTCCTACAGCATCGGCCCAGGCGGTGATATTAGCGTCAATCGCCCCGACCGGATTGAGGCAGGTTATTTTCGCCAGCTTGCCGGCTTGCCTGGCAACAATGTCGATTATCCCCTAGCAATCCTCCAATCCCGAGAAGATTACAACCAGATCGTGCTGAAGACGATGGCCTCGGTTCCGGCCTACATTTTCTACGATTCCGATTTCCCACTTGGAAACATCTTCATCTGGCCGCTGCCCAATAGCACCTATGAGATGCACCTGTCGGTCAAACCAGCACTTCAGAGCTTCCCGACGCTCGACACGGCATTCGTTCTTCCCCCTGAATATGAGGAGTGCATCCGGCTCAATCTGGCGGTTCGACTTCGTGTGGCCTATCAGCTCGGTCCTGATGCTGGGCTGATTGCCTTGGCAAAGGTGGCGCTCAACACGATCAAGAACACCAACGCGCAGATCCCACTGCTTCAGATGCCTGGTGACCTCGTACGCGGCGGCGGCACCTACAATGTGTTTTCAGACTCAAGCTACTGATCATGGGAAAGTCTGTGCTCATCCCTCTAACTAAAGGTTATTTCGCGACAATCGATGAGGAGGATTTCGCACGAGTGATGGCGGCAGCCAATAGCTGGCATGCCAACACCCGCCCGGGCGGCCCTTATGCGGAGGCTCGGGATCACAATCAGAGAAGACTTCTCATGCATCGCGTTATAACGGGTGCCCCAAAGGGAATGGTTGTTGATCACATCAACCATAACACGCTAGACAATCGAAAGGTGAACCTGCGGGTAGTAACGCGCCAGCAAAATCAATGCAATGTGTTGCCTCGATCGGGAAATCTTTCTCGGTTCAAGGGTGTATGTCTCAATAAGCGCGTCAATCGATGGATGGCATACATCAATGTGTACGGAAAGCGCACCTACCTTGGCTATTTTGAGCTCGAAGAGGACGCAGCCAGAGCCTACGATACCGCCTCGCATCGTTTGCATGGCGAATACGGGTACCGGAACTTCGCCTAATGCGCATCCCTCTTCTTGGTGGCGCATATCAGTCCCGGAACCTGATCGCAGGCGCGCAACGCTGTATAAATTTGTACAGTGAAATCAACCCGCCTGAAGGCTCGCCACCCGTCCCCGTTACGCACTATCCCACTCCTGGCCTCAACCCGGTATCGCAGGCGCCGATCGTGGGGCGATATCGTGCCCTTTACCGGGCCTCTAATGGCGATCTGTACGCTGTCATCAACTCGTCGGTCTATTTCGTCTCAGCCGATTACAACTGGACTCTCTTGGGCAGTATCACCTTTGGCACCAACACTGTCTGCTGCGCTGACAACGGTCTTTGCATCATCCTCGTGGACGGTACAGCGACCGGGTACGCCATTGATATGGCAACGCGGGCCTTCGGCACGATCACGGACCCGTCATTCTTCGGCGGCACGAGCGTCGAATATCTCGATACCTATTTCATCCTGAACCGCCCCGGGACCTCTCAGTTCTATATCTCGCTCTCGCTGGTGACCTTCGCCATGCTGACGGGCACTGTCGGGGCGATTTATCAGGGCTCGATCGTCTCAGGTGGCGCGGGGTATACCAACGGCACCTATACGAATGTTCCCCTTGCTGGCGGGACGGGGACGGGAGCCACGGCAGACCTGACCGTAGCCGGCGGTGTCATTACCGTAGCGACGATCAACAGCGCCGGCTCAGGATACGCCAATAACGACACGCTCACCCTGACTTCCACGACGCCCGGAACCCCCGGCTCGATCCAGGGGGGAGCGATAGGCGCGGCGGGGTCTGCGTATACCAACGGCACCTACACTGGTGTCACCCTGACTGGTGGGACTGGTACGGGTGCCAAGGCAACCATTGTCGTTGCTGGCGGTGTGGTAACAACGGTCACAATCACCACGGTTGGGTCTGGGTACACTGTTAACGACAGTCTCTCGGCCACGGCTGCATCTATCGGCGGCACGGGCTCTGGTTTCACGTGGGTCGTATCGTTGGTCACCGGCGGGTTTGTGTACACGGTGGATTTCGTACACGGGTATGCGTTCGATCCACTCGACATCGCCAGCAAGACAGGCTCAGCTGACAATATTCAGTGTCTTTCGACCATCCATGGCGAACTCTGGCTGATCGGCGAGTTGACCTCGGAAATCTGGACCAACACCGGGGCAGCGGATTTCACTTTCGGGCGCATCCAGGGCGCCTTTATCAATCATGGCTGTGTCGCGCCGTACTCACTTTCCCAGCAGGATGTTTCGCTGTTCTGGCTGACGCAGGACCGGCAGGGCAATGCAATCGTGGCGATGAGTTCCGGCTATGCCGTCGAGCGCGTCTCTACCCATGCAATCGAGCAGGATTTTCAATCCTATTCCAAGATTGACGATGCGATCGGTTATTGCCACCAGATCGACGGACACGCTTTCTACATCCTGACATTTCCGACCGCTAATAAGACATGGGCCTACGAACTCTCCACGAAACAGTGGCACGAACGCGGCTCGCTGGATGGGAATGGCATTCTCAACCGTCATCGCGGGAACGCTTTCGCCTTTGCGTACGGCAGAGGGCACGTGGGCGATTTCCAGAACGGCGCGCTCTACGTCTTCGATCAGGATTACTATTTCGACGGCACGACGGCCATCCCGAGGATCAGGACATTCCCGCATTTGGTCGGGGAAGACAGCAATCGCGTCGAATACATCCGGTTCGTGGCGGATATGGAGGTTGGCCAGTCAACCGGGACGACGCCAGATGATCCGCCGCTGATTTCACTGCGCTGGAGCAACGATCGTGGCGCCACCTATGGCAACCCGGTGCTGCGCTCGATGGGTGCGACGGGCCAATATTTGGTTTCTCCACAGTGGAGGAAACTGGGCATGGCGCGCGACCGGGTGTTTGAGCTTTCGTGGTCGGCTGACGTTCGCACGGCTCTTAATGGGGCTTGGGTTGAAATCAGGAAGTCGGCGTCGTGACGGTCGGTAAGGCCCAGAACGGCTCGCCGATCGTTCCATCCTCGGCCGAGCCGATAGGGCAGGGTGGTATTCTCGTAACGCCGGTCTGGCTGCGGTTCTTCAACAATCTCGTTGGGTCTCCTCTGCCGATCCTGCCCATTTCGCTAACAGCTTCGCCCTTCGCCTATACGGCGGCAGCACGGGGATCTGTGACGATTTCTGGTGGAACAGTCAGCAATGTCACGCTGACGCGTGCAAACACAACGATCCCGGTTTCCGGATCAACTGTTCCTGTGATGAACGGGGACATCGTGACGGTGGCCTATTCGGTCGCCCCGACCCTTTCATTCGTTCCTGGCTAGGAGCCTTATGAAGTATTTTCAGCAGCTTGCCGCCGGCCTGAATGTCACGCCGGTTCTGAATGCTTTGCAGCGCCAGCCGGAATTGTGGGATCAGCATCCGATCAGGACGCAGCACCCGGGCACGGCCCATGCGGACGTGAGCGACATACTTATCCGTTTCAACGACTACTCCGAATTTGAGCGCACGGGAGATCCGACTACGGTAACCGACGACAAGGAGTGCGAGGCGTTCCCTGCATGGGGAAAACTCCCACAACTCCGGCCGATTGTTTTCGACCTGATGCGAACGGTTGAGGCGGTGCGTCTCGGCCGTGTGATCATCACGAAATTGCCTCCAGGCAAGACGATCACGCCGCATGTCGATGGTGGAGCACCCGCTACCTACTATGACCGGTACATGATCGCCATACAGAGTTTTCCCGGTGCGGTTTTTCACATCGGTGACGAGAGCGTCAATTTCCGTTCGGGCGATGTCTGGCACATCAATAACCGGATTGAGCATTCGGTTGTGAACAACAGTTCGGACGACAGGAT